TTATGGAGATACTTTAGATTTTATTATAACTAAATTAGATCATAGTATAGTAAATAATAAATGGCATACTAAAATAGGTACAATGTCTGTTCCTAAATTATTTGATAAATTAGAATTAGACTTAGAGACTATATTAAACTCATTACCCCCAGTAACAACTGGGTTTGATAGCTTAATAGGAAGTTATTCTTACAGATATAGTGCTTTAGCTACTTTACTTAGAAGAACTTTAACTTATGCCCAAGACAAACAAAAAATTTTTTCAACAAATGGTAATTTAAACCAACCCGATTTCCTTCGCACCCAAGGAAATGATGCTACAGGTAGAAGTTTCCAACGATCTCCATTAGTATCCATAGCTAATGTAACTGGGTTACCAAATGGTAGCATACAGAAACAACCTACATTTGCCCTTCAAGAGTTTGCTAAAAGTGGAACATCTTTTAATATTCTACCTACTTCTAAAACTTCCGCCTTTGATTTTAAAATTCAAGAAACTAATAAAACTTATTATGAAGGTAATTATTATTTAGCAGAATCTGCAGCTAAAGCACTTTTAAAATTTGGCAAATTTTTAGAAGCAAACTATCCTGAAAAAACATATACTATTACTTCTGCTTATAGAAGTTATGCTCACCAAGAAGGTATGCAACCAACAGACCCTTCTTCAGAAACTATTACTGCTAAGGCAGGAGGTAGTGCTCATGGTTGGGGTGGTGCTATAGACATAAGGCAATTAGCTACAAAGAACGGAAATAATAATACTAGTAATCCTACAGCAAACCAAACTACAAGAATAACCTCAGAAGATTATGCTATTTGGGAGGAACATGCCCCTAAATTTGGTTGGTATAACCCTCTTAGATTAAGAGATGGTGTTGGTCAAGATGAATCCTGGCACTGGGAATTTTGGGGTAAACCTGGAAAAACACTTAGACAAAACTCTATAACAGAGGTTAGGTTTAATTATAGTACTATAAAGGTCCCTACCCTAAATGAAAATGCTACTCTTGCTTTAGGTCAACCTAATAAAAAAATAGATGAAAAAACAGGTAAAGTAGTTTTTGTAACCGAATAATAAATGTAAAATGGTCTACTACCCAAAATCTCATATAACCCCTAATTTATATTCTAATGGTGAATTAGCATATGAGAATACTCTAGCCCCATATACAGGACAATACTTTAGTACTTTTGATGGTAAATTCTTTACAGGTAACTATCCTGGAGATGGGGAAAATCTACAACTAATAAGCTTAAACCAAACTCCCACATATCCTTCTGAAGAAGAATTTGAGGATAATAACCCTGAAGATCCAAGGTTTTTCCCTGGAAATCAAGATTATAGTATTTTAAAAAAGGTTCAATATAATCAAGGTATTGCAAGTCAACCTATAACATTTTATCCTTCACCAACTAATGAAGATTACGAAACTGGAGAATTTACACGTCATTTTGCTAAAAAATCAAATGAAGAAGCTTATTATGAAACTAATGCTCCTTTTAAAAATACCTTATATATTGGTTTTTCTTTACCTTGGAAACTAACAGGAGATAAAGATAAAGTATTTGAAGTTAATAAAAATATAATAGAATTAAAACAACAACAATTTAAAGCATTTGGGCTTGGAGCCTATTTAAAATTTAATTATATTCAATACTATAAATAAGATGGTATTAAGTGTTTTGGTTAATAGAAAATAAAGAACAATTCGAGGTTTTAAAAAATAGTGGTTTTAAAGAAGCGTTTATAGAGGTTATTTCAAATAACCCTTATCAACACCCATCACAAAACTCAATTATAGCCTTTTATATACGTCCAATTAAAGGACATAAGGGTTATATTTTACCTGTTTCTCATCCTGAATGTGAAAACTTATTTGAAGATGAGGTTTATTTATATTTAAAAGGGTTAGAAAAAATATATGTTAGGGATAAAAAAGAATTCCTTCACTATACAATTTTAAATCCTCTTATAGATATAACATTAGGATCTCCTCCGTATATACTTCCACTAACAACCGCTCATACCACATTATATAGAAGATTTCCGGATTTATTAACGGTAAACCAAATCGTGCCAATTACCAAGCATTATGAAGTTTGTGAGCAAATATATGATGATTTAGAGCACCGCATTAATACCGTGGTAAACCCGTTTTATAATGACCGAGCTACGTTAGTATTTAATGCAATAGAACGTAATGGAATAAAAATAAATAAAAATGAATTTGAAAAACACTTCCACGAAACAGAAGACGAATTTATCTACACACAATACAACTTTAAAACACTTACAACCAGACCTTCAAACAAATTTAACGGCGTTAACTACGCTGCTCTCCCCAAAGATAATGGGTGTAGGAAAAGTTTTATACCGCGTAATGATGTCTTTTTTGAATTTGATATTTCTGCTTATCACCCTACCCTTAGTGCTAGGCTTGTTGGTTATGATTTTGGTAAAGGGGATATACACGAGAATTTTGCTAAGATGTATAATGTGGATTATGCAAAAGCAAAAGAATTAACATTTAAACAATTATACGGAGGAGTTTTTGATAATTATAAAGATTTACCGTTTTTTAAAGCTACAAGTGAGTATATACGTACGACCTGGGAAACTTTCCAAGCAGAAGGTGTTATAACATGTCCAATCTCTAATTACGAATACAAACGTGATATATTAGAGAATATGAATCCACAAAAATTATTTAACTATATTTTACAAAATATGGAAACGAGCTTGAATATCGAAATATTATATCGTATATTTAAGCTATTAAAAGGTAAGAAAACTAAATTAGTTCTTTACACATATGATTCATTTCTACTTGATGTAGATAAAAGTGAATTAGATATATTAAAGCAAATTAAAGAGGTTTTTTATAAATTAAAACTACAAATAAAAGAAAAAAATGGTATCAACTACGATTTTGCCTAAATACGACTATATTTATGGGACAGATATACATTCATCCCCAAATAATATAGATTTGAATAATAAGTTATTTTGCACATTTACTAGTCTTGAAAACCTTGATGGGTTAGTAAATAATTTGCAATCTCAATATACGATCATGTACAACAAAATGTTTGTACTGCATATAAAAAGTAATAACGAATATGTTGTTACTTACAATGTTGATCAGGGTAATGTATCTTCCATTCCAGATAACACAATTTTAGTTCATCGTAAAAAAGATAGTAATACTCTTTATACTATTAATGCTTTAAACGAGTTAATTAAACGTTTAAATGGTGGTGTAGTAGACTCTCGTTTTAGAATAGACTGGCAACACTATCGTAATACAATTCTATTAACTCAACAAAATGAGCTTAAAGAACTAAAAACAAAAATTCACACAATTATTGAACTTTAATTTGGATTTATCCAAAACGTTTCGTATATTTAGTTATTAATTAAAATAAGTTATAAACATGGATTTAGACGTAATCAAGCAGCGACTAGAGGCGCTGGAAAAACCTGCCTCTAACAATAACAATGGTAAATCATTGTTTTGGAAACCGTCAGTAGGTAAACAAACTATTCGTATTGTTCCTTCTAAGTTTAACAAATCAACTCCATTTAGTGAATTATATTTCCATTATGGTATTGGGAAACCAGTAATGATTTCTCCAATTAATTTTGAGGAAAAAGATCCACTAGTAGAGTTTTCCAAAAAACTCCGTCAAACAGACCAACCTGAGAACTGGAAATTAGCTAAAAAACTCGAACCAAAAGTTCGTTATTTTGCTCCTGTTATCGTTCGTGGTATGGAAGATGAAGGTGTTAAAATTTGGCAATTTGGTAAAGAATTATATTCTTCATTCTTACAAATGGCAGTAGATGAGGAAGTAGGTGATTTTACTGATGTGGCTTCAGGACGTGATATTAAGTTAACTACTGTAGGACCAGAAGTTACAGGTACTAAGTACAATAAAACTACTGCTACTCCATCAATGAAGCAAACCTCACTAGATGATGATGCTTCTAAAGTAGAATCTTTCTTAACTAACCAAGTAGACCCACAAGGAGTATTTAAAAAAGTTCCTTATGAGGAAATGAAAACCAATCTTGAAAGTTGGTTATCTCCAGAAGATAATCACCAAGAAGGTGATATTATTGATGATGAAAAGGAAGTAGAAACTCCACAAACTAATTATTCGCTTAATACCTCTACAAATAATGTTAAACAAACTAAATTAGATAAGTTTGATAGTTTATTTGATGATGATAGCAGTAGTAAAGTAGATGATCTACCCTTTTAATTATGGCTAGAAAAGCAAGTAAATCACTAACAGCAGCTGTGTCTGCTGAGATTAAAAGTAAATTTGATCTAGGTAATTTCAAAGATAAGAAAGGTCTTAGTGGGAACGTTAAGTTTAAACCCCAACAGTGGGTCCCACTAAGCAACGCCTTCCAAGAAGTTACTTCAGTACCTGGAATACCTACTGGACACATCTGTCTACTAAGAGGTCATTCAGATACAGGTAAAACAACAGCACTTATTGAAGCCGCTGTATCAGCTCAAAAAACAGGTATCCTCCCAGTATTCATTATTACTGAAATGAAATGGAATTGGGAACATGCTATGCAAATGGGTTTAGATATTGAAGAAGTATTTGACGAAGAAACTGGTGAATTAATAGATTATCAAGGTAATTTTATCTATGCTGATCGTGAAACTATTCATACAATTGAAGATGTTGCTGCTTTTATTCTTGATCTACTAGATGAGCAGAAAAAAGGTAATCTACCTTTTGATCTAATGTTCCTCTGGGATTCTATTGGTTCAGTACCTTGTGAGTTATCAGTACGTTCTAATAAGAATAATAACGAATGGAATGCGGGTGCTATGTCAACCCAATTTGGTAATAGTGTTAACCAAAGAATTACATTATCACGTAAGGAAAGTTCAGCATATACTAATACATTAGTTTGTATTAATAAAGTATGGACAGCAAAACCTGAATCACCTATGGGTAAACCAAAGTTGATGAATAAAGGTGGGTTTGCTATGTGGTTTGACACTACATTTGTAGTAACATTTGGTAATATTGCTAATGCTGGAACATCTAAGATTAAAGCAATTAAAGATAAAAAGCAAGTTGAATTTGCTAAACGTACTAATCTTCAAATTGATAAAAACCATATTAATGGTCTTACTACTAGAGGTAAAATTATTATGACCCCACATGGTTTTATTAATGACTCAGATAAGGATCTTAAGAAATATAAAGATGACCATACTAAAGAATGGAGTAAAATCCTAGGTGGAGGTGATTTTGATATTATTGAGGAAGTTTATGAAGAACCTACACCACAGGTATTCACAGAACAAGAACCAAGTTAAATTATGGCAAATAAGGATTTATTAGAGCTCCTCAATAACATGGATAAGGAGCCGGAGACACCCTCCTCACCACATGAAAGAGTTTTATTTATTGACGGTCTAAATCTATTTTTTAGAAACTTCGCAATGCTTAATATTGTAAATGAGCATGGTGTTCATGTAGGTGGACTAGGCGGATTTGTTCGATCATTGGGGACTCTAATAAATGCCATTCAACCCACATCTATGTATATTATATTTGATGGAGAAAATTCATCAATGAATCGTAAAAATGTTCTTTCAGAATACAAGGCAGGCCGTCATCAGTCTCGTATTACAAACTGGGAGATATTTGAAAATGTGGGGGATGAACATGATGCTAAACTAGATCAAATTGTAAGATTAATCGATTATTTAAAGTGTCTCCCTGTAAAAACCATAGCGCTCGATAAAGTAGAGGCCGATGATATTATCGCACATTTAGCAACAACTATCACCAATAATAATAACAACTCCCGTGCGTTTATTGTTTCAAGTGATAAAGATTTTATTCAATTAACAAGTAATAAAATTTGTGTGTACCGTCCTATTGAAAAAGATTTTTATACCCCTGAAACTGTAGTAAATAAATTTAATGTTTTACCTGAGAATTTTATTTTATATAAAGTACTTATGGGTGATGCTTCAGATAAGGTTCCTGGTATAAAAGGTTTAGGAGAGAAAAAGTTACGTAAATTATTCCCTGAATTAAATGAACGTAAATTAACTTTAGATGATATTATTGAAATAGCCGGAGAAAAGCATAAGGAACATCTTATATATTCTCGTATTGTATTTGAAGAAGATAACCTTCGTAAAAATTACAAAATCATGGATTTACATAATCCGATGGTAGATGAATTAGAAAAAACGTATTTAGAAGAACAAATAGATGTTAATCCACCCGTGCTAAATGCAAAAGCCTTTCTTAGATTTTACCAAGAAGATGGGTTACGCCATTTAATTAAAAATCCTGAATTTTGGGTAAATAACCAGTTTCAAACATTAAATAGTTTTATAGATGACTCTAAGTGATTTAAATAAGTATGGTTCAGCATTTCAAATTAAGGTTATTCATTCCTTACTTAGTCGTAAAGAGTTTTTAACTAATATTCATGATATACTAGATTCATCTTATTTTGATAACCAAGCTCATAAATGGATAATTGATAATATTCTTAAATATTATAATGATTATCATACAACACCTACACCTGAGGTACTAAAATCTGAATATGAAAAAGTTACTAATGATGTTTTAAAAGTATCTATTAGAGAACAGCTTAGAGATGCATATAAAATAGGAGCTACAGATTCAGAATATATTGAATCTGAATTTTCAGCATTTTGTAAAAACCAACAACTTAAAAAAGCACTATTAGGCAGTGTTGATTTACTTAAAGCGGAAGATTATGACTCAATTAGAGGATTAATTGATAATGCTCTTAAAGCAGGTATGGATAAAAATATTGGACATGAGTACATGAAAGATATTGAATCACGTTTTAGAGTAGAACAAAGAATTACTATACCAACTCCTTGGCCTCAATTTAATGATATTTTACAAGGTGGTTTAGGTAATGGTGATTTTGGTTTGATATTTGGTGGTCCTGGTGCTGGTAAATCTTGGTCATTAGTTGCTATAGCAGGTGGTGCTGTTAAAAAAGGATTTAATGTAGTATATTATACATTAGAGTTAGGTGAAGAATATGTAGGTAGGAGATTTGATGCTCATTTTACAGGTATTCCTTCTAATGAAATTGCAATGCATAAAGATAAAGTTGTAGATATAATGTCTAAGTTACCTGGTAAACTTATTATTAAAGAATTCCCCCCAAATAAGGCATCTATGTCAACAATTGAGTCACACATCCAGAAATGTGAAGATTTAGGTACTAAGATAGATTTAGTAGTTATTGATTATGTTGACCTTCTTCGATCAAAGAAAATAAGTAAGGAGCGGAAGGAAGAAATTGATGATATTTATATAAGCACGAAAGGATTAGCCCGCGAGCTTAATATCCCAATTTGGTCAGCTTCTCAAGTTAACAGACAAGGAGCTTTAGATGAAGTAATTGAAGGACATAAAGCAGCGGGCTCTTATGACAAAATGATGATAACAGATTTTGCTGCTTCTATTAGTCGTCGTGCAAAAGATAAACAAACCGGAGTTGGTAAACTCCATATAATGAAGAATAGATACGGAATGGATGGACTTACTTATAACGCTGCTATTAATATTGCTATTGGTGATTATAGAATCATTAGTGATGCAGAGTTTGAAGAATTATCTGGTTCCCCTGAATTAAATTCAAATGAAAGTTCTACTATAAAAGATAATTTCAGTTTATCTGAAAAAGATCAGTTACGTAATTTTCTCAATTCATAACTTTTTAATTAACAAATTACAATGGCAAAAAAAGATCTTTTGCAAGAACGCATCGTTTACAAACCTTTTGAATATCAAGAAGCAGCCGATTATTGGTTAAAACAACAACAAGCCCACTGGTTACATACAGAAGTTCCCATGATGAGTGATATTACAGATTGGAGCTCAAATTTAAATGAAACAGAAAAAAACATTATAGGATCTATCCTTAAGGGTTTTGCTCAAACAGAAACAGTTGTAAATGATTATTGGTCAGGATTAGTAACTAAATGGTTTAGAAAACCAGAGGTTATAATGATGGCTACAACCTTCGGTGCGTTTGAAACAATACATGCTGAAGCATATTCACTATTAAATGAAACACTTGGACTTGAAAACTTCGATGAATTTTTGGAAGATGAGGCTACGATGGCTAAAATTGAAAATCTTACTACTGTTAGGGATAGTTTTAATGGTAAAAAAGATCTCCACGAAATTGCTAAATCACTCGCTGTATTCTCCGCATTTACCGAAGGAGTTAACTTATTCTCTTCCTTTGCCATACTCTTATCTTTTAAGATGCGAAATAAGCTTAAAGGAGTGGGTCAAATTGTTGAATGGTCTATTAGAGACGAATCCCTTCACTCAGAAGCCGGATGCTGGTTATTCAGAACACTTATTAATGAAAACCCAGAAATCAAAACACCAGAACTACAAGCAGCTATAAATGAAGCAGCTTTATTATCTTTACAACTTGAATTAGATTTTATAAATAAGGTTTATGAATTAGGTGATTTAGAGGGTTGTCCAAAACAAGATTTAATAAACTTTATTAAAAATAGAGTTAATGTAAAATTAGGTGATTTAGGATATGATCCTATTATTGAAGGTGTTGATTTAACAGCCGTAGAAAGAATGAGTTGGTTCGGTGCTCTTTCTGGAGGTAAACAACATACTGACTTTTTTGCAAACCGAGTAACTAATTACTCAAAAGGCCACATGGAGTGGGATGAAAGTATATTTTAATTAATTATGGATAACAATATAATAGCCGATTACTCCCAATGGGAAAGAGGTAAAGACTACCCTGAATTTTTTGATGATGTAGCTTTATCTACAATATCAAAAGGGTATTTAATGCCTGGGGAAACTCCTCGTAAAGCGTATAGGCGCGTAGCTAATGCAGTAGCAGAAAGATTAAATCGCCCTGATTTAGCTAGTAAATTTTTTAAATATATTTGGAATGGATGGATTGGTCTCGCTAGCCCTGTTCTCAGCAATACCGGTACTGATCGGGGTTTGCCTATTAGTTGTTTTGGTGTTGATACTCCGGATTCGATACGTGGTATTGGTCTCACTAACGCAGAACTTATGCGACTTACTTCCTATGGGGGAGGCGTGGGAATATCCCTTAGTAGAATTAGAGGAAGAGGAGAAGGTATAACAGGAAATGGAGTCTCAGAAGGAATTGTCCCTTGGGCTAAAATTTATGATTCAACTATTATTGCAACTAATCAAGGTTCAGTAAGACGTGGAGCTTCTTCTGTAAATTTAGATATTAATCATAAAGATATTAAAGAATTCTTACAGATTCGCAGACCTAAAGGTGATCCTAACAGACAATGTTTAAACTTACATCAAGCTGTAATGGTGGATGATGCGTTTATGAAGCGCTTACAGGATCGAGACAGCGAGGCTATGTCGTTGTGGTTAGAAATACTTAAATCACGTGTAGAAACGGGTGAACCATACATAATGTTTAAGGATAATGTTAATAAAGATAATCCTTTAGCATACCGCATGAATAATTTAGATGTTTCTATGACTAATATTTGTACTGAGATTACACTCCATACAGATGAGGAACATAGCTTTATTTGTTGTTTATCTTCTCTTAATTTAGCTAAATATGATGAATGGAAAAACACAGATGTAGTTGAAGTTGCTACTTACTTCTTAGATGGTGTAATGGAAGAATTCATCCAAAAAACTAATGGTAAAGATTCTATGGTTCGTACCCATAGAAGTGCTAAAAAAGGTAGAGCATTAGGTTTAGGAGTAATGGGGTGGCATACTTTTTTACAACAAAAGAATTTACCTTTTAACTCAATTGGAGCCACAGCTTGGACTCATACTATTTTTAGTGATATTAAAACTAAAGCTGAGGCTGCTTCCCGTCAAATGGCCTTAGAATATGGAGAACCTGTTTGGTGTAGAGGTACAGGTATGAGAAATACCCATTTATTAGCTATTGCCCCTACAGTATCTAATTCTCGAATCAACAGTTGTTCAGCAGGTATTGAACCTCAACCTGCAAACATTTATGTATTTAATGGTGCTAAAGGAACTTTTATAGTTAAAAACCCTGAATTAGAAAAATTACTAAAGGAAAAAAAACATAATACAACTCGTGTTTGGGATCAAATTATGGGTGATAATGGTTCTGTAATGGGTTTATCTAATGATATCCTTACCGAAGATGAAAAGGAAATCTTTATGACATTCCCAGAAATCAACCAATTTTCTCTAGTTCAACAAGCAGCAACTCGTCAAAAATACATTGATCAAACACAATCATTAAATTTAGCGTTTGACCCAACAGATTCCCCCAAATGGATTAACCAAGTCCATATGGAAGCTTGGAAATTAGGTGTTAAAACTCTATATTATCTTCGTACAGATTCAGTTATTAAAGGTGATTTAGGTTCTCGTACTACAGAAGATTGTTTAAGCTGTGATGGGTAGTAATATTTATTAATGTAATTTTAAAATAATTAATTATGAAAAAAGTATTAAACTTTATCAAAAAAATCTTTATAACTATTAAAGATTGGGTTATAGCTAACGGAATTGAAGGTGTAGTAGGTTTAATTGCCGGTCTTATCTTATGGGCTTTTGGCTACAAAATTTATGCTGGGTTTGCTTTTGGTGTATTTGCAACTCGTAATTGGGATATTGTAAAATTAAAGGTATCTAAGCTAATAAAAAAGTAAATTACTTTATTTAAAATGCCAAGAAGGAACGCAATTTAGCGTTCCTTTTTTTATATTTATAACTATGAATAAAGCTACAAAAATATGTTTAGGCATATCAGTTGGAATTATACTTATATTCTTTATATTAGAAACTTTTCTTGTATTTAGAGTATTTGAGTTTAGTTATTTTTTAGCTGAATTTGGGTATGGATGTATAATTGCCCTAATTCCTTTCTTTTCTTATATTATTTGGGATTTTAATCGTACTTCTAAATTAAAAGAAGCAAATATTGATTTACAATTAAATGCAATTGATAAATCAAATATAGTAGTAGTACTTAATATGGAAGGGAAAATTTTATCTCATAATAGCAACTTTTGTACTACTATGGGTTATACAGAAAAAGAATTAAAAAACAAAAACCATAGATATATGGTTCCTAAAGAGTATAGCAATAGTTTAGACTATCATGAATTTTGGAAAAGACTACAAAGAGGTGAAACTATTAGTGGTGAATTTGAAAGAATTGCTAGGGATGGTACTTCTCGTTGGTTATTTGGTAATTATACTCCAATAAAAGATCCTAAGGGTGGGTATAATAAAGTTTTAAAAATAGCAACAGATACAACTATACAACACAATGCTGAAATTGAAGTCAACCAGAAAAATTCTTATTTAGAACATGCTGCTAAAATTTTAAGACACGATATGCATAGTGGAATTAACACATATATGCCTAGGGGGTTAACTTCTTTAAAAAGAAGAGTTTCTGCTGAAAAAATTAAAGAATTAAAAATAGAAGCTCCTTTAAAAATGTTAGAAGAAGGTTTAAAACATACACAAAGAGTTTATGCTGGAGTTAAAGAATTTACTAACTTAGTAAAAGAAGATGCTCAATTAGATATGGAAGATCATAATTTAGCAGTTATACTAAATAATTATTTATCTGCTACATCTTATATTAAGCAAGTTAAAATTAAAAGTTTACCTGTAGTAAATG